TCTGAGACAAATCCATTTGGTGAGCCATAATGTTAGGTAACGCACAATTTTATCATCGTACCGTCCGAAAGATGGTCGTAACTTTTGGCACACTTTTCAATGACATTGAAATTGTTCGGTACACTCAATCTGGTGCTCCAAAGGAAAAACTCAAAGTACCATTATCGTATGGCACAAAAGAAAGATATTTGACAAGACTGACATCGGATCCAAATCTAATCAAAACAATCAACACACTTGTTCCAAGAATGTCGTTTAATCTTGATAGTTTGGAATATGATACATCACGAAAACAAATATCAACGATTAAAAACTTTAGTGCTGCAAGTAGTACACAAACAAATACTCAGTACGTTCCAGTTCCTTATAATTTTGAATTTAGTTTATCTATCTACGTTAGAAATATAGAAGACGGCACACAAATACTTGAACAAATATTGCCATTCTTCACGCCAGACTTTACAGTTGTTGTGAATTTTATTCCTTCAATGAATCAAAAGTATAATGTGCCAATTATACTCAATTCAGTTTCTTCAACTGTTGATTATGAGGGTGTTGATGCAGATGGTACCACTCGTTTAATTATTTGGGATTTAACATTTACTGCAAAAAGCTTTATCTGGCCACCAGTCAAAACTCAAAGTGTTATCAAGACAGCGAATACAAATCTTCTTATTGATTTGTCAGATAGAATTGATCAGACAGTATATGTTGATTTTGCTAACGGTAATAATGTGTTTACAACAGGCGAAACTGTTCGTGACAAAGCAAACGGATTCTTTGGTACAGTAGAATATTTCAGTAATAATTCTTTAGGTACTTTAGTCATTACAGACGGAAACAAAAACGTTGAATCTGGTTATGTATTGAAAGGTGATTATTCTGGCGCTCGTTACAACGTAACTTCTTTGGATGTGAACTCAATTAATGCCGCTTCTATCATTATTACGCCAGATCCAACTACAGCCACACCAGAAGACGATTATGGATATAATGTACAAACTATTAGGTGGCCCGATACACTATGAAAAAACTAAATAAAAATCTTTCTGAAATATTTGACGTTGAGCCAATTGAAGAAAAATCAATTGAAATATTACCTGCTGTCATGGAAGATAATACAAATCAGATTGATTCTGATGCCGAGTTTGCAAGAACTAATATGCGAACATTAATTGATAATGGTAATAAAGCATTGACTGAACTTTCTGCCGTCGCAAATCAATCTGAGTCTCCACGTGCATATGAAGTTTTAGCTACAATGATGAAAAATCTTGCAGACATGAATAAAGATTTGTTAGAACTTCAGAAACGCAGAAGAGAGTTACAGCCTAAAGAATCAACACAAAATGTAAACATTGATAAAGCAGTTTTTGTTGGCTCTACTGCCGAGTTAGTAAAAATGATTAAATCAAACAAATAATTGGAGAAATAATGGAACAGTTAATAGAGCAAATGAAAGTTATTCTTGGTACAAACTTTGGTTTGTATTTTAAAGCACACAATTTTCATTGGAACGTAGAGGGTCCTAACTTTGCAGAGTATCACGGATTTCTAGGTAATTTTTATGAAGCAGTATTTGATCAAACAGATTCAATTGCAGAACACATTCGTGCATTGGGTTCATATACACCAACGACTTTAGGAAGAATGATGGAGTTGTCCAAAGTTGTTGACTTAGTAGCTATTCCTTCACCGCTTATTATGATGAGTGAACTTGCAAATGATAACGATAAGTTTATCATGGAACTTCGTGCAGGCATTGCACTTGCTGACGTTGCTGATGAACCAGCAGTGGGCAATTTCTTGCAAGATATTTTAGACGCTCATCAAAAACATGGATGGATGTTGAAGAGTTTTACAAGATAAAAAATGGACATTTACTATGTTTATCATCACATAAGATTGGATGAAAACTCAATCTTTTATGTTGGAAAAGGCAAAGAATATCGTCACACTGAAACTTCCAATAGAAATAATTATTGGCATAACGTGGTAAATAAAGCAAAATTTAAATCTGAAATTATATTTGATAAGTTGGATGAAGAACTTGCTTTACTTATTGAAGTTGAGTTGATAGATAAGTATCGTAAATTAGGATATAAATTAGTAAATCTGACAGATGGTGGTGAGGGAGTTTCTGGTTATAGACATACTGATGATACAAAAAAATTATTAGGTGAATTAAATAAAACTAGGATTGTTTCGGATGAAACTAAACAAAAATTAAGTTTGGTGTGGAAAGGTAAAAATAGAAAACCCTTTTCTGAAGAGCATCGTAAAAAAATTTCTGATGCTGCTAAAAAACAAAAAAGAAATCTAACATCAGAAAAAACTAAACAAAAAATATCCGCGGCAAATACTGGTAAAAAAAGAACAGAAGAACAAAAGAAAAAAATATCCGAAGCCACAAAATTGGCTATGAGTAAGGTGAAATAATGGATGATGGTTATTTGGGAAATTCGAGGCTCAAAAAAGTCGGTGTTGAATTATCCTATACAAAAGAACAGTTAGAAGAAATTGTAAAGTGTACTGAAGATCCAGTATATTTTATACGTAATTATGTAAAAATCGTCAACGTTGACCGTGGTCTTGTTCCATTTGAAATGTGGGATTTTCAAGAAAACATGGTCCGCACGTTTCATGAAAATCGTTTTTGTATTGCAAAAATGCCACGACAGGTTGGTAAAACAACCACAACAGTTGGCTATATGCTTTGGTCAGCACTATTCAATGAAGATTATGTCATTGGTATTCTTGCAAACAAACTTCAACTTGCACAAGATATTTTAGGTAAGATTCAAAAAGCTTATGAGTATCTTCCGTCTTGGTTGCAACAAGGTATTATCAACTGGAACAAACGTTCAATTGAACTAGAAAACGGTTCAAAGATTTTTGCGTATGCAACATCATCAGCGGGTGTTCGTGGTGGTACATACAATCTGATTTTCCTTGACGAATTTGCGTTCGTTCCACACAACATGGCTGTGGACTTCTTTACTTCTACATACCCTGTTATCTCATCCGGTAAAACGTCAAAAGTAATTATTGTTTCTACTCCGAATGGTCTAAATCTGTTCTATAAAATGTGGACAGATGCCATTGAGAACCGTTCAACATATAAAACACTTGAAGTTCACTGGTCAATGGTGCCAGGTCGTGACGAAAAGTGGAGAGAAGAAACGATCCGAAACACTTCGGAAGAACAGTTCAGACAAGAGTTTGAAACAGAGTTTATTGGTTCTGCTGCAACGCTTATTTCTGGTGCTAAATTACGTTCTCTGGCATTCCATGATCCAATTAGAATTGATGATGATGGTCATTTATTTGTCTATGAAGACCCAAAACCAGGAAGAATATATATTGCTACAGTAGACTGTTCGGAAGGTGTAAGTTTAGACTATCACACGATCAATATTATTGACGCTACAGAAGCACCTTACAGACAAGTTGCGCTGTACAGAAACAATAAGTTACCTTTATTGTTCTTGCCTACTGTCATATATGCTCTGGCAAATCGTTATAATGAAGCTTATGTTTTGATAGAAACTAATAACATAGGCCAACAGGTTGTAGATATTTTACATTATGATCTTGAATATGGAAATATCTATAGAATTGAGCATCACCATATCAAAGGACAAAGTATTTCTGCTGGTTTTAAACGATCAGTTTCTTTTGGTATCAAAACAACCAAATCTGTCAAAAAGATTGGTTGTGCCAATCTTAAAACGCTCATTGAAAATGACAAACTCATTATCAATGATTTTGACACGATTGCAGAATTAAATACTTTTGTCCGAAATAAAGATACTTACAAAGCCGAAGAAGGTAATAATGATGATATTGTCATGGGATTAGTCACTTTTGCTTGGCTGACTGCACAGACTTTCTTTAAAGATGAGACTAGAATTGATATCCGTAAAGTCATGTTGGACGAACAAAATTTGCTTGGAGAAGAAAGTATGCTTCCGTTTGGATTTATTGAAGATGGTTTGGCAAGAGAAGCAGAAATTGCTGATGGAGATATGTGGGAACCGCCGGCTGGCTATTTATCGTCAAGTTTCTAAAAAACTAAATAGAAGATAAAAAGTAATACACAAAAAATGCTTTTACAATAGAGGAGAAATCCAATGCCAATTCAGTTATCACCCGGAGTAAACGTATCAGAAATTGACCTGACTACGGTTGTTCCAAATGTTGGCGCTTCTGCTGGCGCTTTTGTTGGTCCATTTGCTTGGGGTCCAATCAACAAAATTTATACTATTGCAAGTGAAGTTGATCTAGTCAATCAATTCGGCAAACCAGATGCAGACAATTATGAATACTGGTTCTCAGCAGCAAACTTCTTAGCTTATGGTAATACACTCAGAGTTGTTCGTGCTAAAACTTATGGCGCTTTGAACTCTACAGCGAACGGAACGGGTCTTCTTGTTCAGAACGATGATGATTACGAAGCTAACCACTCTACTTATTCCAATGGTTCATATGGAGAAACTGGTGGATGGGCAGCAAAATATGCTGGTACACTAGGCAATAGCCTGAAAATTTCTATGGCAGATAGAGATACATACAGCGTTTGGCCATATCGTAGCGAATTCACTGCTACTCCAAACACATCAACATATGTTTCATCAAGAGGCGGTGCTAATGACGAAGTTCACATCGTTGTCGTAGACGAAGACGGTTTGTGGACAGGCGTTCCAGGTCAAGTTCTTGAAAAATATGGTTTTGTTTCAAAGGCATCCGATGCTAAAGATGACAGCGGTAATTCAAACTATTACAAAGAAGTTGTCAATCGTAAGTCATTGTATGTTTGGCACCTATCACATCCAACAAATGTAGGCACTGGAACAGCATGGGGTTCTGTTGCTAATGTAAGTTCATTCAAAACATTGTCAAGCAACTGTTCAAACTCTCTTTCTGGTGGTGTTGTAAGCACAAATACTAACTATACTTCTGCAATTACAACAGGTTGGGATTACTTCAACAACAAAGAAACAGTTGATGTATCACTTCTAGTAACAGGAACAGGTAATTCAACAATCGCTAACTATGTTATTGATAACATTGCAATCACTCGTCAAGATTGCGTTGCATTTATATCACCAGAAAAAGCAGATGTTGTTGATAACTATAACAATGAAGATACGGACGTTATTGCTTTCCGTAATACGCTGACTTCAACATCTTACGGATTCTTAGATTCTGGCTACAAGTATCAGTACGACAAGTATGCAGACACATATCGTTGGGTACCACTCAATGGTGATATGGCTGGTCTGTGCGTTCGTACAGACAGTTTGCAAGATCCTTGGTATTCACCAGGTGGTTTGAACCGTGGTCAAATCAAAAATGTTGTAAAGTTAGCTTGGAATCCAAATAAAACAAAGAGAGATAGCTTA